TATGATTGTCCTCGGTGGTAACATGAGGCTCAAGGCAGCCAAAGCCGCAGGACTTACCGAGGCTCCCGTTTATGTCGCTACATGGGAAGAGAGCAAAGCAAAGGAGTTCATCGTGAAAGATAACGTTGGATTCGGGGAGTGGGATTGGGATATCCTCGCGAACGAATGGGACGCGGCAGAACTTGATGAATGGGGACTCGATGTATGGCAACCCGAAGAAGAAGAGAAAGAAGGATTGACCGACCCCGACGAAGTACCCGAAGCACCGGAAGAGCCGAAGACCAAACCCGGAGACCTCTACATCTTGGGAGAGCATCGTTTGCTTTGTGGGGACTCTACGAAAGCGGAGGACGTGGAGAAGCTAATGAACGGAGAGAAGGCGGTACTCGTTCACGCAGACCCACCTTATGGAATGGGCAAAGAGAAGGACGGGGTTTTGAATGACAATCTTTATGCGGACAAATTAGATGCGTTTCAAATGGATTGGTGGCGGGCATTTCGGCCACACCTCGAAGACAACGCGAGCGCCTACATTTGGGGCAACGCCCCCGACCTTTGGCGTTTGTGGTATCGTGGAGGGTTGGGAGAATCCGAAACCCTAACCATGAGGAATGAGATTGTTTGGAATAAGGGTGGATTCGGTGCGGGTGGCGGTACGGGTGTGGGGCAAGCTATACAGCGGAGCTATTTTCCAGGCACCGAGCGTTGTGTTTTCTTTATGCTTGGAGAGCAAGGATTCAACAACAACGCGGACAACTACTGGGAAGGCTGGGAGCCTCTTCGTACTTACCTCCAAAACCAAATGAAGAAATGCGGCTGGACGACCGCAGACCTCAACCGGATAACGGGATCACAAATGGCAGGGCATTGGGTTACAAAATCACAGTGGGGACTTATAACTAAAGACAACTATCAAAAGATTCAAGAAGCCTCCCGCGAGCACGACTCTTTCAAGCGCGAGCACGACGACTTGAAGCGCGAACACGACAGAATAAAAGAGGAGTTCTATAAGACCCGCGCATTCTTTGACAACACTCACGACAACATGACCGACGTTTGGCAATTCCAAAGAGTCAAGGGAGAAGAGAGGCACGGACACGCTACACCGAAACCCGTTGAAATGATGGAGCGAGTTATGAAGTCAAGCGCACCAAGTGGAGCAATAACGACTGAACCCTTCCTCGGTTCAGGGTCAACCCTCATAGCCGCAGAAAAGACAGGGCGCAAATGTTACGGGATGGAATTAGACCCGAAATATTGCGATGTAATCGTAAAACGATGGGAGGACTTCACAGGTAAAAAGGCGGAGTTATGGAAGCAGTAAAGCACAACACATCCAACACCAAAAAAGAAGCGATGCTCGAAGCATTGGAGAAGTCGCTCGGTATTGTATCGACAGCCGCGAAGATGGTTGGGATTGATCGCTCGACCCATTACGCATGGCTGAAGGCAGACGAGGAATATAAGAGCGCGGTCAACTCGATTCAAGACAGCGTCCTCGACTTCGCAGAATCGCACCTGTACAAGCTCGTGAAGGAAGGCAATCCAGCCGCGACGATATTCTTCTTGAAGACCAAAGGCAAGAAGCGCGGATATATCGAACGGCAAGAGATAGAGGTCACCGAGAAGAAGCCGCTCTCATGGCTCGATGAGTAAACTCGCGGCAACATATTACCACGTCAAAGAATCAAAGGCAAAGATTCAAGTCCATCAAGGCGGAAGTCGTAGCGGAAAGACTTTCAGTATCCTCACGGCACTCATTGAGCTTTGCCACAAGAACTCGGGACTCGTTATTACCATATGCCGAAAGACATTCCCCGCACTTCGTGCAACCGCGATGAGGGACTTCTTCGAGATACTCAACAAGGAAGAGATATACAACCCCGACCTTCACAATAAGAGCGATGCAACCTATCAACTCTGGGGCAATATGGTTGAGTTTATTAGCATCGACCAACCGCAAAAGGTCAGAGGACGCAAGCGAGACGTTCTCTTTATCAACGAAGCCAACGAAATCAACCTCGAAGACTGGCGGCAACTCCTCCTCCGAACCACGGGGAGGGTCTTAATCGATTACAACCCATCAGATGAATTTCACTGGATATATGAAGAAGTCATCCCACGAGAAGACGCAGAGTTCTTCCGCACCACGTACAAAGACAACCCGTTCCTCCCTCAAAGTGTGGTCATGGAAATTGAGCGGTTTAAAACAGCAGACGAGAACTTTTGGAAAGTATACGGTCTCGGAGAACGAGGCACCGCACAATCCACCATCTTCACCCACTGGACAGAAATAAACCAAATACCCAATGAATACAAACTCCTCAACATCGGACTCGACTTCGGATATACAAACGACCCAACCGCCATCGTTCGAGTCTATACAGACGGGCACGGGTTCGCAGTCGACGAACTGTGCTACGCGACAAGACTCACTAATTCGGATATTGCAAAAGTGCTCCGAGATAACGAAGTCCATCGATCGGATGTTGTCATATGTGACTCCGCTGAGCCAAAGAGCATCGACGAGATACACGCTCACGGATTCAATACTCACGGAGCAAGAAAGGGAAAGGATTCGGTTAAAAATGGAATCCAATTCCTCCATTCGCGACCGCTTCTTATCACGGCTCGGAGTGTGAACCTCATCCGGGAACTCCGTAACTACAAATGGAAGGAAGACAAGAACGGCAAGCAACTGAATGAACCCGTCGACAACTTCAACCACGCAATCGATGCAATGCGATACGCGATTACATTCAACCAAACGAACCCGAACTTCGGCTCTTACGCCATTGGGTAAGGAAACCAAAGAAAACAAGTTATTAGAATGATGGAACTCAAACTCCCGCACCGATGGTCTGACCTCTCTCTCGGAGAACTCCAAGTCATGATGACCGCAGACAACCCCCTCGAGAAGATATCCATCTGCTCCGGGTACTCGGTGGAGAAACTGCGTGCGATGCCGCAGAAGCTCATACAAGCCGCCACAGCGCATTTGGACAATCTCCTAACCCAAGAGACCGCACGACATGAGAAGGTCATCGAGATGGACGGAAAACGCTTTGGCTTCATTCCGAATTGGGATGAGTTCACAGCGGGTGAGTGGATCGACATGGAGAACCACCTCGAAGACTTTTGGAAGAATGCCCACAAGATTACCGCTCTCCTCTATCGGGAAGTGACTTACGAACTCGGGGATAAATACGAAGTCAAGAAGTACACCGCCAAAGAGGACGCAAGCATATTCGAAGAGATGGGAGCGGACTTGATATCGGGGATGCTGCTTTTTTTTTGGACTTCCAGAAATCAACTGCTTCACGATATGCAGTTCTCTTTGCTGGAGGTAGCGGACAAAGCGATCCAGTCAGCGAAAAATGGGGGTGGTACCATCTCCTCTACTCCCTCGCAGGAGAAGACATCCTCAAGATGGACTCGATTACGGAACTTCCTGTCCAAGTCGTATTCCAACATCTCAGCTATTTAAAAGACAGAGCACATGATCACGTTCAATAACATCGTCGAAAGGTTCGAAGACTTCGCGACGAGTCACTTCTTTATCAAGTCATTCTCTTTCGGTTCTCCGGATGATGTGGATCTCGCCAAGTTTACCGAGTTCCCGCTCATGCATTTGGTATATACCGGGGCAACGTATGACAGCGGAACCAAGACGTATAACATCGAGGTATATATCTTGGACGTTCCCGCAGATAAGACGGATAAAGTAGAACGACAACGGGAGGTCGTATCCGATGCAGAGCAATGCGCAGAAGACATCATCGCGGATATCCGAATGGGCGGCAATATCTTCACGTTCGCCCAAGATTATGAAGTCGTAAACGCGACAACAACACCACTCGAAGAAGAGACGAAGAACGTGCTCTCGGGAGTGCTCTTGGATTTGTCGGTTGCCATCCCTTACGAGTGGGACGCTTGCAATGCTCCCATCGATGGAGTATCACCCGAAGGAGGGGACGAACCTTCATACGCTCGACGAGGCTTCCTT